GAGATGAAACAATATTGTATGTATTAGGATGATAGAAGTTGTCTGCTGAAACTGAAGAAATACTTGCAGCAGCGCCTGTACCACCACCGCCAGTAATCAAGACTTGACTATTTACTTGAAATCCAGCACCGCCATTCAATGCTACAATAGATGTTAAATCACCGCTGCTAACAGATGAGACAATGATGTTCGCACCAGTGCCCGTTTCGCTCTCAATAGTAATCACTTGATTTTTTACATATCTTGATCCGCCATTGATAACTTTAACAGTATTAATACTACCAGAGAATAGATTAGCTGTAATCGATTTTTCAATTCCATTTTCAAAGAAAGACGATACTATTTTTTCGCCGAAACCAAAATTCCTATATTGATTGGAAAGTTTGAGTTCGCGGACAAGAGAAGTTCCCTCATAATAAGATGAAGAACTTTCAACAACAGCATATGCATTTGAAGTATTACCTGTAATTCTTCTACTAATAAATTTCGTTTCTATGCCTAATTGATTATTGGCAACACCATCGACCTCTAGATCCGTAATCTTAATAGACTTTTCTTGATACCATTTGCCATCCGATACTCTTAGAATGTCTCTTTGAGGATAATAGAAATCAACATCTTCATTGAATAGGATTCTCATAAGGAATCGGATAGATTTCTCGGTACCTCTGGAACGATAGAAGTCCTTGATATGCTTTAAAATGAGAGTTTTATCTACAGCGGTATCTTCTGGAATAAGTGGAATAAAATTATTGTAGAAATTCTCAACAAAGATATCGGTCAAATCAACATCAGACTGAGTTAACAAATTTTTAGTTACATTAGTGACACCGTTTTGTTGCTCTAGAAACTCATAATAAGCTTCTAAGAAAGCAACGAAGTTTTCATGATCGTTTCTAACAAAAAACGGAACTTGAGACGCGACTAGATTTGATATTTTGCTGTTGCTGATCATTTTTATACTGAAACGACTTCTATCTGATATGAAAGAGGATTATTAATATCAATGTCTATAATCTTATTTCGAACAGAGTTAATAATTTCTTTATCTACAAATGCATTTATTGTCAATATGTTTGATTCGTAATAGTTATTTGTTGCTACCGACACGGGCAATAGAGACTTAAGAACAATTATCCCATTATCATAGTCTACTGTTCCAGCATCATTATTAACGAATACCTTTTCTCCACTTTCATTTAGATAATATGTTCTAAGATTTCCAATGCGAGACTGAAGGATAGGATCTATAACTACACCTGAACCCGTGTCTCCTGATATGGACACAGTTGCTCTTGTATAGTTAGAACCTTTACTAACCATTTCAATTGATGCTACTCTGCCACCATAAATTTTAGCGATACCTTTTGCCCCTGTGCCATCACCGACAATGGTAACTATTGGAACTGTGGTGTAGTTTATACCGCCATTTATAATATCAATTCTTTCGATACCAGAGTTTATCGACGGCACTTCTTCAAAGAATACCTTTCTTTCAATAAAGTTCGTATCAACAATAGTTACTGAAGGATAAGATGATATTGAGCTATTGAAATCGCCCTTCTTTATAGGCACACCATAATCAATCGTATAATTTTTTGATTGACTTAGAGTGATTGGAATTCTCTTTTGAAGTATGATCTTGATATCGGAACCAGTGATAGATTTTTCTGATTCTTGGATATATTGCTGTACTATCGACTTTTGAAAAGCGGACTTAAACTTACCAAGATAATCTGTCTTATAATCCTCAATTGCTGCAACCACAAAGCTTCTAATTTGGGCTGCTGAGTACTGAGTTAAGTTTGGATCATAGTATACGTATCCGCGAACAAAGATATAAGAATAAGACGGATCAACAATCTCAGGCAAAACAGTCAGGACGTTTCTATTTTCGATCAGACTATTCTTGATGTTTTCTTTTTCTAAGTTGCTAAGGAAAAAGTTTTCTTTGGTCTTCAGTGATAGGAATACTTTACCGTAAACGACTGGAACATTATCTTCACCGCCCCAAACAGCTACCGAATCTATATTTGGATAGTCTTTGGTGATTAAAGTTTCATAGTCATATATGGTAACAGCACGATTTTGTGCGGTATAAAAATATGGTGCGCGGTACTTGACCTGATCAATCGTTTCTTTTTCCGATCCAGAATATGTCGAGCTTGTCGATGTTATTATAACGTTATCATTATACAAACCACCAATGGTATTTGCTATGGTAAATCTTGATATTTTATTGCCGGCAGAACCCAGTGTATCGATATATGTGATATTGATTATATTGCCATTTTTAGGTCTTCTACCTATTACATTATCGCCAAAATAGACAGTGTATTCTCCCTTATCATTCTCTTCAATAAAATATACCGCAGAGTTTGGAGTAAGCTCGGTTAAATCCTGAGCAAGGTTATATGATATAGTTTCCGTATTAGAAGCGGACTCTTGAGTGGTAACAACTATAGTGGTTGTATCAATGTTTGCAGATGGTATATCAAATCTTCTTTTAGTATTTGAAGAGTCCATTATATATTGTCTGGTTACAACTTCGCCCTGCTTTATGGTAACATTGGAAAATACAAAAGAGTTGTCAACTTTCACAACTGTATTGGAATTTAAAGCAACGAAAGGATAGTTAATACCATCGATAGCCGAGCCTAAAAATCTTGAATATCTGTCTAGAGTAAGTACGGTAGTGCCTTGATCCTCGGATATTGAAGGAGTCACAGTAATATTGAGTTTAGTTTCTGAACCGTGAGAACTTTCTGGAACATAATTGATTAGTTTTGCGTGTGAAACGGTGGACTGCCTGATCTTTGATGAATCAAGAAACATTTCATTGCCAATCATATTCAAATAATAGGCGTTATAATGGGTGTTCAGGGCAAGAATATCCAATAAGACATTCATACCAGAACCCTCAAAATCATAATCCTGGAATCTGGTCTGATTCTTTAGAAAATCTTTAAGATTGTTCTTAATGCTATCAAAGTCAAGGTCTGCTATTACTATTGATGTATTGGCCGCCATCAGCGAATTCTTTCTAGAAATATTGTTGTTGTTACCGGTAAGTTTCTATTCAATATAATATATTGCATTCTAGCACTGTATCCATTATTATCCAAATCAAATACCACATCAACGTCTATCATTTCGACTCTAGGTTCATAATTTCGTATTACTTCCATAATAGCATTCTTTAAAAAGGTGGCTGTCAATGGAGTGGCATTCTCAAACAATAGTTTTAAAGCACCTGATCCAATTCCTGGTCTAAATGGCTTTTCATAAAAATTAGTTAGTATCAAGTTACGAACTGAACGCTTGATAGCGTCAGCTCCGGTCTTTATTAGAACATCACCAGTTGTTGGGTGTGGAAGAAAGTCCAAATCCAAGTCTGAATAATCTGATTGTCTTGATGTTACTATCGGTATTGCCATATTATTATTTATGTCTCTCTATTGGGGCTAGTAGGTTTCTTAAACGATACTTCAGTGGAATCGGCATCAGCGGAAGCGCCAGAAGCAAGTAGAATATTAGGCGCAGTATCGGAACCATCAACAGCAATTGATCCGCCTTTTAATGACAGTCTAGCTGAAGTTTGCAAGTTTAAGGCTGAATCAGACTTCATATGCATACTGCTGCCAGCTTCTATCATAAGCTTTCTTCCTGTTTTTATACCAATATTCTGTTTTGCTGCCATTACGATTGAATCCCCAGTAGAAGCAAGGGCTAAACCACCATCGGATGATAATGCAGTAGTTCCATGAGATGATATTTCCGATGATCCTTCCATCTTCATGGTCATATCCTTAGCTGTCATATGATAATCACCACGGATAGTTTGATTTAAATTCTTTGTTGTCATGTTCATATCGCCGTGAACAGTCATATTATAGTTGCCCTTAACTGTCACATCATAATCTTTATCCACACTCAAACTAGCCGAACCTTCTACGGTAACGTCATATGCGCCTGTAATAAGCATTCTATTCTCACCAAATACAACATTATATTGACCATTCTGTGAGGTAAATACTATTTTACCATCTGGTGTGAATTGGATAACAGATCCGCTTCTGTGCTGAAGAGTGACATGTTCACTGCCCTTGGTGTCATCCATCATCATTACATGACCTGATCTGGTCTTCTTAATATAGTAATTTGGATATTCACCACCGGATTCTCTTGCATCTGGCGGTGTGCTATAAGATTTTGGAGTTTGTCCTACTGGATTACCCGCTGGTGTATATTCTGGCATTATATTTCCTTTTTCACTTAAACATAGGTAAACTTAAAAGATTTACGCCTGTTCCAATTGCTCTGCTTAGATTATTTAAATTCTCTCTGGATTTAGTACCAGGGGCAATAACACCTTCCATCATATTCTTAGCATTAGTTTGTTTATCTGGTGGCAATCTATCAAATAGAGAAGACATGACAGATGCAGAACTGCCAAACATATTAGTTAAAGAGCCGCTTGGAAATCCAGCTCCAGAAGTCATCAGGCTAGAAAAAGCATCAATCGCTTTCTGCACAGGTTCTGGAGTTTCATTAACCATCTGTCCAGTAGGCGATAAACTCATCTTTATCACACCAAAGGCTGTCGGAATATCAAATGAGGCACTACCTAGTTTATCTAGACCAAATAATGAGGCGTCATATTGGAGGCGCTTCACATTTTCGACAACTTCACCCAATGATTGATTGCCCTTTAATAGATTAGTAGCATTAGTCAAGAATGTTGTGGGATCGACTTTGCCCATGGTATTGAATCCACCGCTCTCATTAACTTCCATTGATTGCATAAGATTAAACATGCTTTGAGTGCCCTGAGCAATTTCAACTGGCATGGATGATAATATCTCATCAAGTGCGGAAGATGTGAGAGATGTTAGTAGGTTTCCTAAAGAAAAGTTGGTACCTGGTAATGCTGCCATCATACTACCAGTAATGATATTACTAAATGACTGAGTTGCGGTAGATATACCTGTGATTTGTTTTTGTATTAATCCTGCAAGAGGATACATTGAACCGGAAGATGGTATTCCTCTTAATAGATCGTGCTTATGTTCAAAACCTTTTTCTTGAACTATACGTACTCTTGCACCACCTATAACTGTTTCTTTTACATTTGGTGCTGGTAATACTCCAATTGTTGTGGCAAATGCTTCAACCAATGCATTTAAAGTATTTAAATTAGAATTTTGAGGGCTACCACCGTCTTGTCTGGTAGGTTGAAGACATCCTATAACCACAAGACTACTCGCTCCGTCTGGTTCTTTTGTTCTCATGCATACGAGAGCTTGACCCGGATCAACACAGCCATTAAACTCAGTAGCTCCTCCTTGATTTGGCTGCATCATAACTGGAGAATATCCTATATGTTCTTTTGATACGCCATTACCCATGTGATGCGCTTGATAAACTCTTATTCCACCATCTTGATTTGGCGCTGGATCTCCTTGATGCCCACCGACACAATATCCTATTGTGAAATTGCTTTCCGAAGCATTATTAAGGTGTCTACTTATCATACTATTCCTTGTCCCGCAGTTTGTGCCACGCAATCCATTGTTGTTGTCGAAAGACCGCCTCTTTTTATTGTGTGTACCAGATTAACGATTAAATATGTACCGGTGCCATATAATCTAGATACGCTAGGATCAAAGGTATCCGTACCTTTTCTGTACAAATCGATCTTGATTAACTTGCCCACATTTAATTCAGGATTCCATGGCACAGTTAATTTTAGAGCTACCTTGTCTTGTTCTAATAGAGACATTCTAGCTTGTCTTTTGAGCAGATATTTTTCCACATCAAATCGGCACTGATCCTGAGCTTTTTCTGTCCCGTAGTTTGTTACAGCGATCTTACCAACGCCTCCGCCAATACCACATCCCATTGACTGATTACCCAGAAGACTATTGGTACCGGAGCTAAGATTAACTGTAATAAGACTATTAATAAATTTACCATCAGTATCTATGCCATTTAAAATATCGGATAATAAATCAAAATCACAGGGGAAAGAATATTGCATTATACTATACGGATTACCATATCCAGACGCTGTTCCTGTTTCTGAGAATAGAAATGGTCTACTAAACACAGGTGATTGCTTTGATAAGCTTGATACTGATCTGAATTTATGAGTGCCTAAATCCTCGTATGTCATATAATGAACAAAAGAGGGGTCATCACCAGAAGCTAAGGCTGCATTGGCTTGATGAGTTACGACCTGAAATGGATGGATATTCTCTGCTATGTAATCTCTGTTAGGTCCAGAGTTTTCAACCTCAAGTCTTTTTGCGCCTGCACACGACTGCAAGACCTCGGATACAATATCGGAAGGGGATGTGCATCTCCAAGACTTACTTACCAGAGACCTGGCATCATTTAATAGGGTATCATCACAAGCGTGTATGCGGAATCTCTCATTATTATTATTTACCAACTCTCTTTTATCAAGTCTGTAAACTCTTTGTTCCACCTGAAGAGTGGACTGCATATCAAAGTATTCTAAGAGAGGTCTTTCAATGCCAATTTTTATTATTTTATTCTTGTAATCATCGAAGTTCTTCGGCGGTAGAGCATTACCCTTATCATCGGAAGACACATGGAGAAAGCTATCAACTAATACCGATGTTTGAAGACCCGGAGTCAATAGACTTTCAGCCAACGTTATTTCACGTACCGTTAAATCTCTAGTATTTTCTACTTTAACACCATCGATTAAAACTACGAATTTTACTTCATATTGTTCTATCGTTGGTACTTCAACATTTACCATATCTTAAGACACTTTTCTAAGGAATATAGGCTCTGAGGTATTTGTCAGGGCATTAAATTCGGTAACGATTTGGTTATAATATTCTTTTTTAGGAATGCGGATAGTTCTTTTCTGTTCATTTAGTTCGTCTTCATAGTCATAATAAGTTACAAAATTGCGGTATATTGTCTGGATAATAGTCTGCCCACCTACTGAGAGATTTATTGGAGTGACGTCTTGTTCATCAGCAAGATCATCATAATAATCGTGTGGCACATCGAGGGCATTATTGGTCAACTTTGTCTTATTGATAACAAATCTTTTTTCCGTAGTTACCCGAGCTGTCAAATTTTCTTGTTTTATTACCTTCTCATAATGGTGCACAGAAGCATCATTTGTTAAATCTTGAGTCCAAGCAATAACCTGATAGTCTTCTAATGGTGGTCCTAAATCGGCTTCTGCCATAGAACGATATTTATCCGCGATATACTTATTAAACACATTGGTGGTCATTGGCCAATCAAACTGAGGATCCAGGATCTCGTTGGCATATAGAATAATCCAGTGAGCTTCGGAATCGCCATATATCTTATTGGCTAATATATCTGGAGTATCGCCATCTCTTATAACATATTCGGTGTACGCTGTCTTTTTATCCAAAGCGTCACGAATAAAAGCTGTTCGGAATAAAATATCTCTTACGATCTGATAGTCTGGATATTTTTTACCAGACATACTGTATGATATTGCGGGAAACTTATCAAAAAATCTAGCCATTCTTAGAATCCTTGTAGAACGCGGCGTTTATGTAGAGGTTCAACTTCTCTAACACCCAAGCTCAGTCTAGCCATGACTGGATATCCGGTAGAGAATGTTGAATATACGCCAGTTGGAGCATAATCTACTTCAATTCTATCGACAACGCATGTATTTATTCTAGGTATTAATATATTTTCAACGCCTTTATTAAAGAACGTGAAGTCGAACTCGGCTGGTGGAATATAGGTAAATCCTGCGGTATTCTCATCAAGTTCTGGAACAGAGTGAAATCTAAGCGTATCTATAATATTTTTCATACTTTCAGATTCAATCTGATTCCTCGGAGCTAAAAGAAACTCAAATACGAATTGGCGGAGATGTGTGCGAGAAAAGATGACTTCGACTCTAGGATTAATTGGATGCCCTAGCATTCCACCGAGAGTAGATGCGGCACCTGTAAATCCTGATACTAAACCAGATAAAGCTCTACCAACACCTTCGCCTGCCAAGCCACCAACAAAACCAGCCGCGCCCGTAGCAATTGAACTTCCAAGGGCAGTCAAGCTAATTTCTGCATATTCATTCGTTGTTGTATACATCATAGGAGTAGGCATGAATATAGCTATGGATTCTGCTATACGGCGAGTATATCTGGGTATAGAAAATGCCTCTGTGGTTAATCCAGGTCCAACGTTTTCAGCATTGCCATATCTTAAAGCATCAACTTTAGAATATTCTCTATCTAATACAGTTTGACCAGCACGATAGGAACTACGCTGTTGACCTCCGCTTCCTGTAGCCGTAACAGGGACATTTATATTGATTACCATATAGTGACCAAAATAATCATTACCTAGATCCGCTGGGAATGTTCGGTATCTAAAATCGTATTGAGACTGCCCTAAGCTATTATCACCTATTTGATAGCCGCCAAGTATATTGGCAATTCTTTGCCCTGTTTCAGGAACTACAGCTTCTATGGCTCTTCTACCGTCTTGATACATTCTTAAAAAAAAGTCGTTAAAGTCTGTCATTTGTTTCCCTGAAATTGTTTTCTATATATTTATATGAAAACTTACAAGGGCCGATATAGCCCAAAGCACCCGGAAAAATATAAAGGTGACCCAACGGGAATCATATACCGTTCTTTATGGGAACGAAAGCTTATGGTTTACCTAGATGAGAACAAATCGATTATTCAGTGGTCATCAGAGGAAATAGCAATACCATACATATCACCACTGGATAACAGATACCACAGATATTTCCCTGATTTCTATATAAAGGCTATCGATAAGAATGGTAATATTGTAGAACAACTATTGGAAGTAAAGCCCAAGAAAGAAACAACTGAACCCAAGAAAAAGAAGCGTATTACCAAACAGTATATTACTGAGGTAACTACATGGGGTAAGAATCAAGCTAAATGGAAAGCTGCTGAAGAATACTGTCTGGACAGGGGATGGCAGTTCAAGCTTATCACTGAGAAAGAATTAGGTATTAAATAGTATTATTCATTCATACAGCACATAGCCATTATATAGTCATGTCAAGTGGTTGTCAAGTGAAATAAATACAATTATGGCAAAGTATAATAAAAACGAAATACAGACTTGGTTAACCGGTAAAGCAACATCCGCTGTTGGTTATCGCAAGAAAATCATGTCAAATCAGGACCGAAAGAGAGAAAATGCCTCTATAGGCAGAATGTACTTTTTTTGGTATGATCCAAAGAATAAACAAACTCTCCCCATATATGATAGATTTCCACTTGTTTTCCCCATAGAGAGATATCCAGACGGTTTTCTAGGTCTGAATATGCATTATCTATCTTTTAGAGAAAGAAAATACCTTCTTGATCAGTTGATGAAATATCGTTCAAATGCAAAGATGAATGAAACGACTAGGCTTAGATTAACATATGACTTATTGGCTAGTGCTAAAAAGACTTCGGCCACTATGAGACCCTGTATAAAACGATATCTTTATACACAGGTCAGATCACAATTTGTGGAGATAACTGCGGATGAATGGGACAAAGCACTAGAATTGCCTGTAGCAGTATGGGTTTCACAAGGATAAAAAATGGCAAGTTTTAAAATAGATAATCAACCAACAAATTTAAGAATGTCGGACTTCTACGCATACTCTAGTGCGTATCAAAGTCTGGCCAAATCATCACGATTTGCTGTTCGCATAGTGCCTTCTGGAAATAATTCAATATTGAGAAGACTGGGATACACCGCTTTTATGAGAGATTTCACATATCTGTGTGAATCCGCTGAATTCCCTGGTCGCGGTTTTATGAATGCGGATGTTAAGGGATATCATGGACCAGACTTTAAAGTACCATACCAGACAGAATATCAAGAGACCGCCATGTCATTCATATGTCGTGCGGAATCTTATGAAAGACAATTCTTTGATGATTGGATGGAAATAATAAATCCTACCAGCACATTCGATTTTTCCTATAAAGACGATTATGTATGCGAAATCGAGATGTTTCAATTTGCTGAAGGTGGTAGAAGAACGACAACAGAACCGGGTAGAGAAGATAGTTTTCCTTCTCCAACAACTAATGAATTTACGGAACCGTTAGCAACATATGCATGGACTTTTCACAATGCATATCCAGTCCTTGTCAATCCACAGCCGGTAACATGGGCAGATGATAACTTTCAAAGACTGGCTGTAAACTTCACATTTACAAAGTGGACCAGAAAGAATAGAGATCCTAAATCAGGAACATATTCACTAGCAACAGGTGTTGGTACTGGCAATACTCAAGAAGAGGGTCAAGGCAGAGGTCCATTTGAGATTAATATACCCGGCGGTGATCTGCCAACTGGTTAGTGATAATATTTAATTATAAAGGATGATAATGAATGACTTTACCGAAAATTGATGTGCCAACATATGATATTGTTTTACCATCAAATGGCAAGAGTGTTAGGATTAGACCATTTCTTGTGAAAGAAGAGAAGATTTTGCTTATGGCAGTGGAATCAAAAGACAATGAAAATATAGTCAAAACGACAAAACAGATAATCAATAACTGTGTGATATCGGATAATGTTGATGTTGAAAAGCTACCATTTTTTGATATCGATTACATATTCATTGCCTTGAGAGCTAAGTCCATAGGTGAAAATATCGAAATGTCCTATACATGTAATAATGTTACACCTGAAGGTAATAAATGCGGTGGTACATTTAAGGCAGAAATAGACGTTTCAAACTGTGTTATACAAAAAAATGATAATATCAGTATGGATATTAAGTTGAACGATACTTTAAGCATTAAGATGAAATATCCGACATATACCGTTATGAAAGAGATAATGGATAGTGAATCCACATTTGAAAAGAAAATACGTGTAATATGCAATTGTGTGGACAGAGTTGTTAATGGTGATAAGGTGTACACAACGAAAGATTTCAGTAAAGAAGAGTTAAAAGATTTCATTGAGGCACTGACACAGGAACAATATAAGAAGCTGGAAGAGTTTGCAGATAACTTACCCAACTTCTATATCTCAGCAAAATCGATTTGCCCTAAATGCAAGTAT